GTGACCAGGTCACCCACGTTCAGGACCTGGAGCTCGTCGATGAGCAGCAGCGCCAGCAGGCGGGAGCTCTCAGCCAAGGTCTGAGTCGACATCACCATAGTGAGACCCCCTTCCGGACATGTCGGTCTTGCGGACGTGGGGTCCCTCGGGGATGGCCACACGTGAGAGCGCACTATTGGCGTTCATGGTGTTGCAGATCACGCTCTGCGAGCGGAAGTAGGAGGCGAGGGCACCCCAGTTCGGCGCGTCCACGGCGATGGAAGTGCCCTCGCTGGAGGTCTGACGGACGACAGGCTATGCCTGCAGGAACCCGAGCAGCGTGAGGGCCGCGTAGTAGACGTCATACGTCACCTCGTAGCCCGCTTCACCCGGCCAGATGCCGAAGCTGTCGGGGATGCGAGCACCGTCGAGCGCATTCTGTTTCTGCGTCTCGGTCAGGCTCGCGTACCCCGGAAGGTTCGCCAGCAGCGCGTTCAGCTCGTCCATGTCAGTTCTCCTGTGTGTTAGGCGACGTACTCGAGCGTCGCCTTCCACGTGGTGTAGAGCGGTCGGTTATAGAAGTCCTCCCCGTTGCCGCAGCCGATGCACGAGCCAGTGCCCGTGACGTCAGCGCGAACGCGGAAGGTCGTTCCGTAGGTCCCGCCGAGATTGGCGAGTACGGCCCAGCCGGGGTTCACACCCCACGTCTTGTAGACGTGCGCCGAGCCGATCGTGTGGCCGTTGAGCGAGTTGATCAGTTCGAAGAAGAAGTGGCACGGGCTGTTCCAGACCATCCCCTGACCGGTGTTCGGGTGCGCCCCGACCACGTCCCAGAGGTTGATGCGGACCTGACCGGCCTTCATGGTCCGGCCCTTGGTGTAGGAAACCGGAACGTAGTTGCCAGCCTGGGAAGCGCCCATCTGCTCACTGACCATTGTGATGCTCCTTCTATGACTGAGGGGCAGAGCAGGACCCGCCTACCCTGCCCCTCATTTCGGTGGTCACTCGGCCGGGGTGGCCGGTGCCTCTCCGGTGCCTTCGCCCGTTGCCGGGGCCTGGCCCTGGATCTCGTCCTCGACGGAGCCCTGGTCGTCCTGGCTGGCCACATCGACCTCGACCGGGGACTGCGCTGCCTGGACCGCCTTGAGGCCTGCGAGCTCGGCTGCCTTGGCGATGCCCCGCTCCTCGACCAGTCGGGCGACGGCCTCACGCTTGCTGGCCTCGAACTGCTCCGCTGCCTTGGCCTTGGCCTCGCGGCGCTGCGCGTCCCACTGGGACTGCGTCAGGCTCACGGGGTCACGTCCGGCGTGATGACGGCGAAGGGGTAGTCCGTGACCTCCCCGCCTGCGGTCGAGAAGGCCGTCGAGTACGCGACGCGGAACTTGAACCGCAGCGCGACCATGTCCTTCTCGGCCAGGTTGATGCCGCCGATGGTGGCCTCCGTGAGGAGCTTGACCTGGACGTCCTCACGGATGCCGAGCAGCACCTTGGAGCGGTCGCCCGCCAGGAGCACGGCCTCGTCGCGGTCCCACGAGCGGTTCCCGACGTACATCAGGTCCTGGCCGTAGATCTCCGCGGTCCGGTTGTCCGAGCGGACACCGTCGAGGTAGATCGGCGAGTTGTCGGCGTCCCGCAGGCCGCGCAGGCGGCGACGCAGGAAGCGACCCGTGAAGGCGACGTTGACGTCGAACTCGTCGTCCTCGACGAAGCCGAAGGCCTCGTTGATGTCGTCCGCGAGGTCGATGCCGGTGCCGTCGGCGATGGCGTTGCCCGCAGCGACCGCGCCAGGCACCAGGGCCGGGTCGAGCCAGGTGGCAGGCTTGTTGACGCCGAAGAAGACCGCCTCGTCGAGGACGCGGCCGAACTCCTGCGACACCAGCGGGCGAACCTCGCCCCAGATGTCGAAGCGGGTGTCGGCGATGGTGTTCTCGTGCACGGGCACGATCACCGCGATCTCCTCAGCGACGAGGTTCTTGCCGGTCCACGAGACCTTGCTGGTCGGCTTGGTGCCGGTCGCCGAGCCGGACGTGTCGTCCGTCACCCAGCCAGCGGTCGGGAGGGCCGCGAGCACGGGCATCGAGACCGTACCGGCCGACATGCGGATGGACCGGAACGCGGCGAGCGCTGCGGAACCCGACGTCTCCGGCTTGATGATGGAGTCGAGCTCCTGGGTGGCGAGAAGGGCCAGTGCATCGGCCCGCGAGATGTCAGCCATGTGACTGACTCCTTCCTGGCCCGAAGGCCCTTGGTGGTCTTACGACTTCGCCCCGTTGGCCCACGCTGCGCGGATGAGCTCGTTCGGGTCGTGCTTCTTGCCTCCGGTGTCACCGGCTGCGGCGGAGCCGAGTGCGGTGCTGGTGGCGGAGGGGTTCGCCTTCTTCCAGTCCTTGACGAGGTCCTCGATGTCCTTGTCGGACTCGAACAGGTCCTTGGTGAAGGTACGGCTGTCGAGCGCCTTGGAGATGGGACCCCCGGCTGCGAGGAGGAACGCCTCGAGCCGGTCGTACCGGGTCTGGAGGGTTTCGAGGGCCTCGGTCGTGGGGCGTGCGCCCAGCTCGGTCTCCAGGTCGGTGACCTTCTTGGACTTGGCGCGAAGCTCGGCGAGCTCGGTGTTCGCCTTGGAGAGCTTGGCCTTGTCGTCCTTGAGCTGCTTCACCAGAGGGTGGTCGTCAGGGATGACGGTGTCCTTGGTGATGACCGGGGTGGCCTCGGGTGCTGCCTGCTGCTGCGATCCGTTACCCGACGTGTCGTCGGTGGTCTGCTGCTGCTGGCCCTGCTGCTCCTGATCCTGCGTGTCGCCGGTGGAGCCGTTTTCCTGCTGTTCGGTAGGCATTTCGCCGTCC